GCTTGTCCTTCTCGTCTCTTCTTAGCTCTTTTAATTTCTGATGCCAACAATGCTGGAGCCTGTCTCCCACCTGATCCTGTAATTTGTGACTGTTGAGTATTATAAGCTATTGGATTGTAAGCACCTTGGTAGTATTGTGAGTAGTCTTGTTGCTTAGGTGCAAACATATTCATAGCCACCCCACCAGCTAAACCTGCAACTGTCGTGCCTACCAGAGCTTGTGTACTTACAACTCCAACCTGACCAGCAAGAAAACCAGGAGAAGCACCAAGGAAGGTTCCAAACTTACCCATCGTACTACCAGCACCTAAACCACCAAAACCAGCAGAAGCCCCGCCAAGTATAGCCCCTTGTAATGGATCATTACCTGTGATTGCTGAAGTAGTTGCTCCTATAGCTGCCCCAACGGCCATGGTAACAGTACACATAGTTTAACCTATATTCAAACCAGTAGGACCACCACCAATCCCTGTGACTCTGAACTGAGATTTTCCTTTAGCTCTCCTTGCAGTTCTTGACTTAGCCTTAGCTTCAGGCTTGGTCGAAACAGATACTTTAGCTATAGGAGCTGGTGGACTTGGAGGGGGAGGAGGTGGAGGGGGAGGTGGGGGTGGGGGTGGAGGAGATCCACCGCCCATACATGAAATAACACTTATAAGTTCTAGTAACACTTGACTAACTCTCCATTTTAAGATGTATCCCTAACGATAACTTGTCCTTCTTGTTCCAAATTGGATTGCCTTAACTCATCTTGCTTATCTTTTAACCACGATATTACTTGTTGTTGACCTATCAGCTTGGAAATCTCAGGCTCTGTAACCAAGGTATTAGGCAAGTGATTGGGGAAAGTTTCCTCTAATAATCCCACCAATTCATCAGTAATAACTATCCCTATACTGGTGTTATAATTTCTCATTTTAGAAAACGGCTCCTAAAGGGTCGAAATTAATGTCTACATATAGACATTATTTTATTTAACAGGACAAACTCCTTGTAAACACTCGTCATCCTCCAATTCATGCTGTCCACTCACAGCATCTAGGTCTACAGGAGTGAGTTGGTCTATATATTCCTCATATTCCTTCTGAGTTACTACTTCTTGGGGGAGATAGGCATAGACTTCTTGATTATCAAGGATGGGAAGAAAACTAACACCAACATAAGAAGACCAATTATTCCTGAGCCAATCAATAATAGTTGGGATTTCATCCCTCTTATAAGTAACCGTAATCGAACAGTTCTGCTCAGTGTACGCATCCATAAGTAATCTATACCTTTGAAGCTGCTTAATAGCCGTCTCGTGATTAACATATTTATCTCCCTCTTTTTCAAACCTGATACTTTCCCACTTGACAGGAAAGGTAACAATCACATTATGATCGTCCACAGGATTGGTTACAACTTGATAGCCAGCCTCTCTAAGTCTAGATAAAATAGGATCATTCACAGAAAAGTTTACATGATTAAACACATATTTTCCTACAGGTTTATGACATCCCTCAGTTGTGTCCATGATTTTACTTAGAGTACCGCTTGGTTTAATAGTAGTTACATTCTTAGGTCTTTGAGTACCCAACTCATCTGCCATTGAGTAGGCTCCATGTATAGCTACATTCTTTAGCCTCTTGAAATCATACTCATTCATGTCCTCTCTTGTAGCTATCCCTGTAAGTCCTACTCCACAAAGCCTGAGGTATTCATTGTTCTCATGCCAGGTTCTTTGTAAGATACCATCATCTAAATTTACCAGTGTTTGTCTATAGTTAGCCCTACTAATCATATAAATAGCTCGTTCCAAGCCACCAGAATCGTTCCGAAACTTAGACAGGTCCACTTCAGATAGATTACAGAAGCTTTTATTTCCTAGAAGAATCTCTGCACATGGATTAACACCAGCAAACCAAGGAGCTCTCTTACGAGCCTCTTCTCCATTGATAATTCCAGGTTCAGAGCCACCTGATTCTGTTATAATCTTAAAGACATACTCAAGCTCTTCCTTGGAAGGCTCCTTCCAGAATACTACAGAGTTATTTGACTGACTCCTATGAGGGGTAGAAGATATGTCATTCTTAGCTCTAGCAAACTGCTTCCACTCTGGTGTGTCATGGTATACCAGAGCTATCTCTGCTGATCTTCTGCTGCTGAGAACCGTACCTAACCAGTTCATTATATCTAGTATATCTATTTTAGATAGGAGCTGCCCTGCCTTCTTATTTAAAATTTGAACGATAGCTGTGTATGCTTTTGAGATTGGGGCATCCCCTGAGCTGATCCACCCATACCCACTGAGGCGTTGTCCTGCTGGCCTGAGTTGAGTAAGATCAAGTATGAACTTTGAAGCTTTCCCTTTGAAAGCCAGAAGCTTACCGATACTTTTCGCCCACGACTCAGCAGAGTCTCCAATCGTAATGGTCCAAGCTCCTGTATCGCTGTCAAAAGATTCTTTGTTTCCCTCATGTCCCCCTTTCTTTGTACGCTTACTCCTAATGATTTCAACTTCATCAATGGGCTTTGTAAATCCTGAGAGCGTTCCCACGACAGGTGTGAACCCAACTCCACACCCTTGTAACAAGAGCCACAAAGAGTCAACAACATCATGAATTGTCTCCACCTTTAAATGAGCACAGTTAAACTGGCTGGCTTCTCTTTTCTTAGAGACATCAGTACCACCAAGCCAGAGAGTTCTGCCCGATACCATGACCTTACGTTCCAACAGGAGTTGTCTTAACTCTTTGAGTTCTTCAAATCCCTCGTGTCCTTCTACAGAAAAAGCCGAATTAAATTCATTCTTAAAACCAGCAGCTCTGGCCCACAACCATTTCTGATGATCAATAACCCTATCTATAGTTTGCTCCCAAGTCTCATAAGACTCCACTTCACCCTCAATAGGCCTACTGTATGTACGTCTTGTAATTACTTGAGCTCTCACAGAAGGTGTCATATACACTCCTCTAGGATAGGTGGTTTATAGTTCTTACCTTTATTAACTTTACCGTCTTCATTCTTAGTAAAAGGAAACTTACTCATGTTAGATTTATGTACCAACTCAAAAGCCTTATCAAAATCCAACCCAAAACTAACTGCCGTTCCTTTAATTACATAAACCACATCACATAACTCTTTCAAGAAATCCTGCATAGCAACTTCTCGTTCTAACTCATCTAAACCGGACTCTAATTTAAGCCCTGCATTAGCAAGCTCTTGTACCTCTTCAAAAATCAACTTCATTCTAAACTCAAGGAGCTCTTTACTGAAGGGCTCATCAACAGCCAAATTCATCTTCTTGTGGAACTCTACTAATTTTTTCACGTTCTTCTTCCTCTAGTGCTTGGATTAATATAGCTGAGTAATTAATGTTGTCCATCAAAGAATCTTTAATTGATTCATTACTCAATTTACCTTCCCTAAAATAACTTTCAATTCTACTCCACTTGTCTTGCAGTCTACACGCTACACCCAAACTAACAGGAGCCCCTAGTGATAAGATTCTACGAAAGTTATGTAAAGGATCTCCAGGTTTAGCATAGTCTTTATTTTTTTTCTCTGCTAACACAGCACACTCATCCAGAATTTCTTTTACCCGTAGATGATCCGTTATTTTTTGGTAGGGGATCATAGTTATTTTGGACTCCATAAATACACCTCTCCTTTCTGTATATTATAGTCATCAGTTCTTAAGATACGAGCCATACGAGCTTGCACTAACGCATCCATCTCTGTTAAACCAGCCTTCTCAAAAGCTTTTGTAATAATCTCCCAATATTCATTGGGTTTCTTATTAAACAAAAGACCTAACGCTCTCTTCACTCCGATACCTGGACATCCTTTGTAGTTATCTACTGCATCACCAGTTAGGGTTTGCATATAGAAATTAAAGTCAGCAGTATTATTATTAATAACTGTGTAATCTTCTGAGTCTAGGTTGTAATAGATACATGGTATTGTATTCATGTCCTTATCAATAGAAGCAATATAATTAACCTTAAACTCACCATCAGTAGCTAAGATTCCCATGACATCATCAGCTTCTAATGTTGGTAAACTTTTAGTAGTATATTGTTTGATTAAGTATTCCTCTAAGTGTTTGAATCCTAGGGGCTTCCTATTCTTTTTTCGGTGTGCCTTATATTCCGCAAAAATTTTCTTCCTAAAATTATTTGACTTGTCTGATAAGCAGACAACAGTTTCATCTGGCTTCATAGTTAATTTTAAATCTTCTATAGTAGCTGAAGCTTGAGTTTTTAGTTCATCCAAGTCTACTCCTGTAGTAATCATTCCATCTTCCCACTCAATTTCATTCTGTACTGCCCAACAAGTTTTGTATATAAGTATATCTCCATCTATCAATAACCTCGTAGTATCCATAGTAATCTCCTAAGCTAAGATGTTCTTTGTAATGACACTCATCACATAAATATAAACACTTTAATGATTCTTTTACTCCATGTATTAAACCATTCTGAATACAGGTAGAAACTTTATTAATTTTAGTATCTGGGTTTACATGGTGAAAATGTAACGCTCTCTTTTTATTTGTTGTACCACAATGTTCACAAGAAAAGTTTCTTAAAAAACATACTATATAAGATTTTAAATGTCTTCTGAAAGTGTTATATCTAGCTTGTTCATTTTTTTGAGAGTAAATATTTTTACTTAACAAGAAACTATAAAAACCTTTACAAAAAGTTTCTAACTCTTTAAATGTTTTAATGTGTTTCAGCCCAATCTCTTCCAACTTTAAACGTCCCACTAAGAGGGCATCCAAATTCGTAGTAGTGTCCAGCTCTTTGGATTGCTTTCGATGCCTCTGGTCCAACGTATTTATTGGCATATTTTTCCTTACATTCAATTTGAAATTCATCATGAATATTAGCAACAAACTCATAGTCTTCAGACGGTACAAGCCCTAAGAACTGTAAGCGTTCATCCAATAAGACCAGAGCTTTCTTCATTAACACAGCTCCAGCACTTTGCAGGAGTGTATTCAAGGCACTGTGCTCAGAGCGTACATGAAGTTGCCGTCCATCTAAACCTATTAGATGTCCTCGTCTCCTGTAAGCTTGCTTTACAGCAGTTGTTAATTGTTCCAAGCCCTTAACCCCTTTTAACAGCCTATCTCGTGCAGCCTTACCCTTAACCCTACTGCTACCTAAAATATCTCCTAGCTTTTCGTTTCCAGCTCCATAAATAAAAGCATAAAAGAAAGTCTTAGCTGTGTCTCTTGAATCAATGCCTAATATCTTCTGATTAATAGAATGAATATCTGTTTTATCTTTAGAGTTACCATCTACAGCAGCCTTACCATAGATTCCCCTATCATATTTTTTAAGATAGCCAGCTAGAGCCCTTAGTTCAAGTCCATCTGCATCACACCCCACAAGCACTCTTCCAGTAGAAGCCTGAAACAAAGCTCTACACTCTTTCCCATAAGGACTGTAGCTGGCTGGAACCTGAGCTATATTAGGAACCGAATGAGTACACCGTCCTGTAATAGCCCCATTAGTATTTACATAACCATGTATCCTTCCACTTCTTTCTAATTTTAGCCAAGCATTATCACCTTCAGCTAGTTGAGAAATACGCTTAGATAAAAGGAAGTGTTTGAACAACTCATCACAACCTGGATAGGGTAGTTTTCTTAAGATCCTTTCATCAATTTTAGGTTTACCACTTGGAGTCCACTCACGAGGAGTCCATCCATAATCCTTAGTGAGCTTGTAGCTGATATGATCTCTACTATTAGGGTTGAAATCTATCTTCTCAATACGATTCAAAGAACAACCAGCAGTATACCCACGTTTAACATTAGATTTTTTAGGAGTAAACTCTCCCATGTCTTTATACCAAGAACCAAACCGGTCCTTTAGTCCCTGAGCTATTAGTTCTTTCTGCTTTAGTAGCGTAACATATAAATCTTGTCCTTTAGAAACATTAAACCTAAACCCTTGCTCTACCTGTCGTTGAATAATTGTAGCAAACTCATGCTCTAACCCTACAGCTTCTCCAGCATACTCAAAACTGCATAGATGAGTATGTAACAAGGCTCCTAAAGAAACATCATTAGAACAATAATCTGCCATGTCATCAGTAAAAGTACTCCAGTCAGTATCTCCATTGTTAAAGTCTCCCTTCAATGCTCCCAACCGATAGCCCCACGCTTTTAAACTATGTGAACCCCACATTTTTCTAGGAACAATGATTGGTTTTTTAGAGTCCAGCTCTATTAGATTAGGACACACCAAACGAGACATGACTAGTGTATCCTCAATGAGTGTGGATGGTCTTGGTTCCCACCCTAGCACCTTCTTTAAAACTGGTAGGTCAAACCCGATAATATTATGTCCAGTTAAAGATTCTGCATTAGACATTATTTCTAGGGCATCATCTAAGCAGTCGTATTCAGGCTCATTAGCATAAACCTGGGAAGCCCTTGCATCAGCTACAGTCAGTCCAATACAGTGGACCTTAGTAGCATCAAACAATAACCCATCTGTTTCTATGTCAAACAGAATTTTCATTTACCATCTCCAATTAGCAAGTCTTCAAGTTTAGAAACTCTCTGATTTAGTTTTGATAGCATCAAAGGTTCCACACTCTCTGAGTCTTCCTGTTTCTCTGTCGTAGTACAGCTTGGTCGCAATACCTGTAGAGCTTCCCTTATACCTTGCCTTAAGAATTCTAACAGTTGTTTCACCGTCTTCCTGTTGGTTTCTTTCGAGTCCAATAACGAAATCGCTAAGCTGAGATATGCTTCCACTCCCTCTAACGTCATTAAGTGTAATTTTTCTTCCATCCTCATGTCCTCTTCCATCACTAGGTTTTTTTAGATGAGAAACTATAAGCATACCTATGTTCAGTTCCTCAGCTAAAGATCTAAGCTTAGTCATTAAATTATCGATCAATCGCCTTTCGTCACCACCTTCAATACCACTAACCATAATAGATATATGATCAATAACGATCCAACCAACTGAGCAATTCCTAACCAAGTAGCGAATTCTATTTGCGAGAACTTCTCCATCCAAGCTTCCCCAATGATCATAAAGATATATCCTTCCTGTGTTTAAAGTCTTTTCCCATATATCCCTTAAATATTTTTCATCTAAATCATTTTGGAGGTGGAGCATTTTATTGGCTTCGATAGACATAAAGTCGATGGATGCCTGTCGTACAGATTCCTCAAGAGCAATATAGCCGATTGTCTCTCCTTTGCTGAGGAAGTAAGATGCAATTTCTTTAACAGCAGTCGATTTACCCACGCCAGTTCCTGCACAGAATGTAACGAGTTCACCTTTTCTAGCTCCTAATGTTAAGTTATTAAGTCCCTGCCAAGGATACTCCATATCAGCAGCTTGCATTGGAATGTTCACAAGCTCCCAAGTATCCTCTCCTGCAATAATACCGTCTGGACGATATGTACTAGCTCTGAAGATAGCATTAACAACCTCACTTCCTCTATCTTCTTTAAGCATTTCATTAGCATCCTTCAGTGGAAGAGATGCAATTTTACACCGTCCTGGTGGAAATAGCTCTGCTACTTTACGAGCTGTGCTTTTACCTTGAGGATCAGAGTCAAACATCAGTACAACTTCTTGGAAGTTCTCCAAGATCCACTCTAAATCCTTGCTTACAGCTTTACAAGCAGATCCTACACCATTAGGGATTGACACCACTGGATACTTACAGTTATTAACCTCAGCCACAGACATAGCATCTATCTGCCCTTCAGTAATAACAATATATTTTCCAGAGGTCCAACACTGTTTTCCCCACAACCCTAAACTCCTAGCTTCTCCTAGTATAGGGAAGTCTTTATTCTTAGTCCTTAGCTGTTGAGCTATGAGCTCACC